AACGATACCGGCGATACGTTACAAAACATAACCGCGGAACATATAGAGGGCGAAACATGACCGCGCCGCAATACGTCGCGTATTATCGCGTCAGCACACAGCGCCAAGGACGTTCTGGCCTTGGCCTAGACGCGCAACGCGCCGCCGTTGAACCGTGGCGCGACGATATCGTCGCGGAGTTTACGGAAATAGAAAGCGGCAAGAAAAGTGACCGCCCGGAACTGGCGCGCGCCCTTGCCGCGTGTCGGGAAAAGGGCGCAACGCTGTTGATCGCAAAGCTAGACCGCCTGGCGCGGAACTTGCATTTCGTTTCGGGCTTGTTGGAAAGTAACGTCCCGATCATGGCGGCGGATATGCCGGAAGCGGACCGGACGTTTCTCCAAATGGCGGCGGTGTTCGCGGAATGGGAAGGGCGCAAAATCAGCGAACGAACCCGCGCGGCGCTTGCTGCCGCCAAGGCGCGGGGCGTAAAACTTGGTTGCCCATGCCCGGAAAAGGGCGGCGCGACAACTAAACGCAAACGCCTTGCCGCGTCCGCGCAGGTCGCGGAAGGGGCGTTAGCGGTCGCGCGTCCGCTACTGGACAGGGGCGCAAGTCTGCGCGAAATTGCTGGCGCTCTGAACGGGGCTGGAGTATCGAGCGCAATGGGCAGGCGCTGGCATCCCGCCAGTGTCGCCCGCTTAATTGAAAACCACGGAGGCTAAAATGGTTGGAAAGCTAACACCGGACGACATTATCAGCGCAAGCGTTGTGCCTGCGTTGCTTGGCTATAGCAGATACATGACGCGCAATCAGTTGCTTGAGCGCTGCATCGCGGCGGCGGAAGGTACGTTCGTCGATACCTTCACGGGCAACGAAGCGACGTTCTGGGGTAACGAACTCGAACCCGTGATACTGAAAGTCGCGGCGGAGCGTTTGGGCCTGCAAAATTTTCGCGACGATTTCCCTGCCGCGTTCGCGCACCCGACGCTACGCATGGCGTGTAGCCTGGACGGCTTGGGAGAAGGGCGAGGCACGATCAGCACGGACGCGGACAGGGGCATATTCCTTATCAACGCCGACACGATAGACCTGACCGGGCCTGTGATCGTCGAGAGCAAGGCGACACGCTCACGACCGGAAACCCGACCGCCACATGATCGCGGCCCGCTCCAGTTGCAGGCGCAGATGATGTGTACGGGCCACAAGGTAGGCGTGATCGCGACGTTGTATGAGGGCTTGGACCTGCGCCTGTTCGTGTACAAGGCCGACCCCGACGTGCAACGCCAGATCGCGGAAGCGGTCGTGGATTTCGAACGCCGCAAGGCCGATGTGGATTTCTACCCTGTGGAGTCCAGCGACGACGCCGCGTCAGCGTACAGCACGGTCGATGATGATGCGCCTGAACTCGATCTATCGAAGGACGAGGACGCGGCGGAAGCCCTGCGCGATCTGGTCGAGGCGAAGGCGGACAGGGACGCAAGTGAAGCGCGTATTGACGCTGCACAAGCCACGATCATGGAGTACATGGGCGCACACCCGAAGGCGAAAGGGCTGGTGGGCAACCGCCTGTACGAAATCAGCCGCCCTATGCGTAGCTACAGCGCGAGGCCGGAGAAGGTCGTGCCTGCGAAGGACGCATACACCGTGCGTCAGAAGACCCTGACGATCAGGGAAACAGATCGCTAACTGTTTCCCTTGCGCTTGGCGTGGTACTCGTGATCCGACACGAAAACAGATCGCGACTCTAAATCGACGTAGACCATCTCCACGCCAAGCGCCTTCTGCAAATCAGAGCGACCGCGATGTATGCGCGATGCAATTTTGCGCCCCGGATTGACACGGCTTGCATTCTTCTTGACCTGTATTAGCCGAACGCCGTCTGCGTTCACGATGACCAGATCGATGGGGCTTGATCCTTGCACTGCGGGAAATACCCAGTAGCCAAGGCGCAAAAAATACTCTGTCGCGATCATCTCGCAAACGTCTCCGTCGATATGCGTCTGCTTAGACAATGCTCTCCAGCCGCCTAGCGTGACGCTCAGTGCGGTTCGTGGTCTGCCGGTACAGGTTGCTGTCGCGAAGTTGTGCTGCCGCCTCACGCCAGTCCCTAGCCTCTATCGCGGCGTGATGCAGCTTGAACTTTTGGTATCGCGGTAAGCCTAGCTGGAAGCACAGGGACGCAATGACGATACGCGCAGGGTCCGGCAGGTCGTCAAAGTCAGGGTGCAGCCACCGGGCGTCCTTCAGCGCGATGCCGACATCCTGATTGTACAACTGCGTGACACGCGCCTCGCTGATCTCGGTGCCGACCGGCCAGCCGTATTCGCGATCATCCTTAGTGATCAGATGCCCGATGCCGTACGTCGGATTGCCGAGATGGTCTTCATAAATCTCGTGAACGATGCCTTCGTCTGCTTCCAGCGTCAGGCGCAGGCTTTCCTCGAACGTCAACGGCCTTGCCCTCGGTACTTCTTCCATGACCGGCGCTTGTGTTTGTTCGACGGCTTGCTGTTTGATCCGTTGCCGATGCTTGTGCGATGCTTGATCTTCAACGGATGCCAGACCGCCGCTGCTACCTTGTTTGCCATTATTTGCTCACCGATTTGTACTTCTCGAATGTACGTAACCCGCCCAAACCCAACATCCCCATGAGGACCGGCATCATCTGGCTCATGTCGAGCGCAGGAAGATCGACGAGGTGGCCTGTCTGCGCGAGCGTGAAAACTAGAACGGGCTGCGCGATATAGTTCCATGCCAGCGCAACGCCGCATGACCAGCCGATGAACGGACGCCATCCAGCAACGAATATGCTGCGGTGTGCTGCCTCTGTCTTGTTGATATCAAGCTGCGCTAGATCGATCTTTGCTAAGTGTTCTGTAAGCTGCGCTTCAATCTTGCGCTCTGCTTCAGCACGCTTCTTTGGGTCTTCTGGCAGGAACGAACCAATCACATCTTTGACTAGCGGCAGGACCGCTGGGAGTAATGCGCCAATCATTTACGTGCCTCTAGCAATTTAATCCTGACCTGCATGTCGTGGATGATATTCAGCATTTGTTCGCGGAGTTCTTGCCGCGCAATCGCGTTGTCCGGCGACGGCACGATCTGCCCCTCTGGAGTAACCAACTGCATCATGCGGCTTTCGGTTTTATACATTCGATTTTCAAGATCGTTTAGCGACACGATCAGATAGCCGACCGCCGCAAAGACGACGGGTGCTAATGCGCCGATGATGGCCTGTAAATTCATTTACGAAACGCGGCGAACAGCAGCCCAGCGACGACGACGCCGAGCAGGATGACTTCGCCGTAGCTCATTACGATTGCTTGCGACATCTTTCTACCCACCTCTGCACAGTTTCAGTTTCGTAGATACGAATGATCGACCATATCAGGGACGCCAAAGCCGCCGCAGCAGGAAGCCACTCGACGAGCGTTGCAAGTACGACAGTGATGCTGCTCAGATCGATGATGCTTTTGGCGTGATCGTTCATCAGACGAGTTCCGGCCAGTCGTTCCAGCCATCAGCGTTGATGACCGCAGCGATGGCGTCAATGTCTGCCGCTTGTGATATCTGGTCTTCCTTTGCCGCAGCGGCCAGGCGAATTTCGTTGCGCCACTGCTGGATGTTGGCAGGGACGTCGATGTTGGTGTCCATCTTGCGTACATATGCCCAGTCGGTCGATAGTAGCATCTGCGCTTGCCGATTCTTGATCTGCGTTATCAGCACAGACTTGACGCCGGGAAATGTGATGACCTCGCCATCAATCGTTTCGGTCCTGTCGTTGATGTCCTTCGGCGCACTGGTGATAGACCCATCAGGATTCTGCGCCCATGTGTAGAGGCGCGAGTCAGGCACAACCGGATCGGCAACCTCGACGATATTATGTGCCGCCTTTTCTTCGGCGCTCCATGTATGCCAGCTTGCCGGGTGCCGAGTTCCTTCCTGATCGGTCCAAGCCATGCCGGGGCGGATCGTCTTATTTGTCGGCGTATATTTCCACATCGTCTTTGCTCCTACGGATTAACCTGCGCGTTGGCATTGTCAGCGAATGCACCGCCAGTGGTTGATATTGAATACGAATTAGACCCGCTTGCATTGTAACTGCTGGAAGACGAACGAACCTTGAAGCCATTAGCCAGCTTATCGGCATGGGTTGCGAACGTGACGCTATTGCCGTTGATCGTCATCGCTGTTGGAACACCGTTCAGATAGACAAATGGACCATCTGCCGAAGCATTTCCGGTGAACGTGCCACTTGTCGTTATAGTGGTGTCGGTCAGGTTCGCGGTGGACCACGGATTAAAACCAGTTGGCGGTGTGTAAACGAATGATTGCTGACCGCAGTTAACGGAGCCTGAGCCAAAATTAAACGTATGATGAAAGATACTAAAACCCTCACCTGAGGTTAGCGCATCAAACGCTGCATTTGTTCCAGCCGCAGGGTCGCCACTATTAGGATAAGTACCCGAAGGCCCGAACCATACTTTTTGATTGT